GATTCGTTCTACATTACATTCAGATCAAACAAATCACATGACTTTCGTTCACGCACTTCTGTCTGCAGGTTATCTCCTCGATGAAGAGAACTTCGATGAGAATTGCTACATCAAAACCGATTCACTTGGATTCGTTCACATCTATCAAATGGGTGAAGATGAAGGTGAATGGAATTATGTGAAAATGACTGAGGATTATGATGTGATCACTGAGGTCACTTTCAACCCCGATTCTAACACTGTGATTCAAAAATGAAGTACACGATCCTCAAGTTTCAAGGTCGTTGGGTGAAAGTATCGAATCAACTTTCCCCACCAACCGAGTGGGTTCACGTCATCAATCAATCTTACTGCAAACGCCAACACAGTAACACTTTCTGAATCATGAAAGACATTCGAATCAAAGTCACAACTTTTGATGGTTTGAGTACTATTTGGTATGAGAAGTCAAAGTTAAAGAATCCGACTGATGTAATCAACCGTCGTGTATACAATCAACTGTGTGGGTTGAACATTAAAGAGATCGACGTGACCGTGATAGGTGACCCTGTGCCAGTCTAGGAAGTGGCACAAGCCCCCTTGTGGAATCCCCAGATCGGTGCAATACTAAGGCATACCAAACGAAACAACCCATGACTCGCTACGACGTTCGCTGCCCCTCCGCTCCCTGGGAGAACATGACCACCGATGCCGACCGTGCATGGGACCTGTGCCTGAACCTCTCTGAGGAGTACGGCTACGCTCAGGTCCTCTGCAATGGGGTCGTGATCGGGGAGTACAGGGACGGTCGGTGAACTGTCCACTAGGGGGTTGCAGAATCCCCTCCTGGCCCCCTATACTACACACAGAACAACCAACCAACCAACCATGCGTAAGATCGAACAACAAATCGTCGCTGCAGTTCGTGATCACAAAGATCTCAAAGTTGCCAACTCTGAGGTTGTCTCCTGTACTCATGTTTCTGATGTCTACCTGCATGGCAATCTGATTGCTCGTATCGGTGAAACGTACATCGAACTGTTCGATGGTGGCTGGCAGACTGCTACTACCAAGTCCCGTCTGAATGCTATTCTTTCTGCGTTCGGATTGCCCGGCGAACATGTCTTTCAGAAGAACTTCGAGTGGTTTGTGAACTACAACGGTTCTCCGATTCCCTTCTTCTCAGGTATGCGTCTCGCATGATCTTTTGTCCTGGTGATGACACAAAAAGCACCACACTTTTCACCTTAACTGATTCAAACCATGTCTAAACAAGTTCTCATCTCCATGCTGCGTCAGGGTAACACTGGCAACGATATCCTTGCCATTCTGGATGTCATCGTCAACGATTCGGTTGCTGATGCTCCTGTGGCAGATGTGACCCCTTCGCCTACTCTGGAGTGGACTGAATTCTGATCACCTATTTCTCGCCACTGTTTATATGGAACTCGTTGTCCTGCTCGTTGTCTTCTATGTCATCAAACGTGGCGAGAGACTGATTCACAATTTGCTCAAATGACTGCTATGTTGAATTTCGAATCTTTCGATGATGCCGCCTACTTTGATGTGGCAAGTGTGTTCGCTGATGATGAGTTCGATGATCTGATGACCGCTGAGGACTACGATACCAGGCAGGCCCAATGGGACGGTTGGACAACTGACACATGGGATGGTCGCTTCTGACCCTCCATGGCCTATACTGGCTACAGATCAAACGACCTCACCTCATGACCTTCGCCATTCAGCCCAAGTCCTTCGGCACCTTCGATCAGCACGGTGCTGAGTTCGCCCCCGATCTGGACACCGCTCGGGACATCGCCTTCGATTGGTCTGTCGATGACGGCGGGGCCCCCATGATCGTCTGGCGCCTCACCTCTGGCAAACCCATCGCCTGGCTGGAGGTGGTTGCATGATGACCCCTGACCCTGTATACTAGCCACATCCACCACCATCACACCATGCTCAACGTTTCCACCGCCACCAAGCTTGACCTGCTCATCGCCGACACCCGTGGCGAGATCAAATACACGGTGCTCCCCACCCGTCGTGCTCGTCGCTCCGAACTCACCATGAGCATGACCAAGGGCAGTCGCACCAACACCAACCGCCGCGGGCAGGCGTACAACGGGCATGCCACTCACGCCCAGAACAGCGTGATCGAGGGCAACGCCGCTGCCTACTTCAAGACCTCCGGCTGAGGTGGCCACCCCCCTGGCCCAGTTCATCCGGCCCCCGGCCGGGTCGGGGCGCGCCCCCGTGATTAAAAACCTCTAACTACCCTAATCTATAACGGCCACAAATCGACCTCGATAAATCTCTAAATAAAAAAAATTTCTCCAGCCATTAAACTTCTTCCAAGCCTTTTCTATGAATTTTTACAATATTAACAAATTAAATTTTCGTGAAGTACCTGTAAAGACTACACCAGAAAATGTACAGCAAGCTAACGAAGGACTCTTTCATGCAAAGATGACTCTCCCTGCAGCTGCAAGACACTGTGGAATGTCTCAGAAAGAAATGAAACTGACATTTTTTGAATATCTTAAATATCATCCAAAGACCTATGAAAACTAAACTCAACTGGTTTGATTACTACATCAATCACTGCTGGATGACAGGGTGGCAGAATATCAGAGGATCATTTCGCATTTGGTCTGATCTAATGACAGGCAACTATAAGGATTATGCATTGATGTGGTATGATGATCCTTATGAAGAATGTTATGACTGGTTCTGGCAATCTCTTGGGGATGATGATACTCTACCTAAAGAGTTTCTTGAGCATTTACTGGAGATGTGTGATAGAATAGATCGTGGAGAAGAGAAACTGATTCCATTAGAGGAAGATTTCTTTGATAAAATGAAAGATCTTACTGATGGAATTATTATTAATTCAGAAAAGGAGTAAATTAATGGGAATGTTCGACTATTTTAGATCATCCTATGATTTGGGAGATCAATTTACAAACACTGTCTGCCAAACCAAAGACATCGAAGATGGTATTGGCGGCACCATGACAGACTACTGGTTAGATCCCAGCGGTCAATTGTGGTATCCGAGTTATGATGGTACACATACGTTTGAGGAGATTACTAAAGATGATGATCGGTATAATCCCACCAGAAAATTCTTAAACTACGAGTGGATTCCTACTGGTCAACATGGCAAATATTATCCTCACTACATAACAAAGTATATTGAAGTCTATCCGGCGGAATGGAAAGGTAAATGGGAAGACTGGCCGAGATTACGGTTACATTTTCGAAATGGTAAACTACAAGACTACACAGATGTAACGGGAAAATAATGACCCCAATTCAATTTAAACACTGGGAAGACTTCGGGCATGAATGGTTTATTCAAGTTTTAAATACGTCCAAACATTACCCACGACCATTTAAATTAATGTCAGTCTTACAGGTTTCTATTGGCTGGTGCGATTTTCCATCTAATCCGTACTTGCGATTAGAACTGGGACAGAGCAGATTATTTGGTCTGGTATTTTTTATCTATAAATTTTCATTCAATATAGATATCTTATCACAAACATGGCACACCGAATGAATCAAATTAAACCAGAACATCTAGTCACTCATAAAGAGTGTCAGGAAATGATTGATGCTGCCATTAGAAGACATAATCGGAATGCATCTATTATTTCTATGTTTGTTGGTTGGTTTGTTCTTGCTTTATTTGCTGAAGGCCTGTTGAGATTAATTGGCGTTATTCCACCACTACTACCATGGCTCAACATTACCCTGAAATAATAGGCATAGTTCTATTGTTGGTATTTGCTGCCACGATGTTTTATCAAGGCACCTGTATTCTAAGGGGGCGGCGCGGCTATTCTCTGAGAAATTATATGAAACATGATAGTGAAACTATGAGACGTAGAATAGAACATCTTCTTAAGGAATACGAAGAAAAATAATTTAACTTATATAAGTTTTAGTAATCTTTTTTTGATTGACACGCCAGTGGTACTGGTGTATAATATTCTCATAAGCAACAGACCTATGACTTACAAAGCATCTCTCAAAGTCCAGTTTGATACTGAATGGACTTCTACTCATTACAGCAGTGGGTTTGATGATAGTGTGCTCCCCGAAGAGCATTACACTTTTGAGGTTCCTGCTGAAGACCTTAATGTTCATCAACTGTTTCGTTTCTTCGCAACTGTTGCCCGTGCGATGGGTCACGATGAACTTAACATTATGAAAGGTGGTTGTGGTCTCGCATTTGCTGAAGACCGAAGTGTAGAGAAGATGCGTAAGGTCGCTGATGAGTTTGAACTGACTTTGGGTGAGGACTTGAGGAAGAAGTTTGAGGATATGCAGCAGGCAGAAGAAGAGTGGGAGCGTATCAAAAAAGGTTCAATGGGAACTATCCTAACTG